CAAGGTTCTCCAGATTCAACTCACCGACGCTGAAATTGACATGGTTAACGAAGGCGTACAAGTTCGCAAGCACGTACTCAAGACTCACATGTTTGGCAAGAGTGTTATGCCAAGTGCTACTAAGGCTATGTACCTTGGTTACTACAATCACGTGATGACTGTTGATGCCAAGAACCTCGAAGATGTATATGCCGTTGGCAACTTTATGGATGATCGTTACTTGGACAAAGTTCAAGTACACGGTACCTTCTCCTCCGTTTCTGTAGGTGACGTTGTCATCGACGAAAATGATATTGCTTTCGTAGTCGATACCTTCGGCTTCGGAATGCTCCCTGAACAGATCGCAGCATAAGGATTATATCATGATGAAGTTTGAACTTACTCGCCCTATCGGTGCGCCTTACTTTAACTTTGATAAGTTGGTACAAGAAACTGAGCTGGTAGCAACAGTTCAAGCTGATAACGTAGCTGAAGCAATTGAAAAGCTCCGTAACGAAGCATGTATGGAAATTTCCGTTGTTTCTCTTAACGAAGAAACTAACATTGCTGATGTTGACATTCCACAGCGTAACGCTAATTGGGGATGGGATATGGCGTATGTTACCGAAGTTGGCGCTGTTAACGAAAACAGCTCAACTTTATTCCTCCAAGTCTAACTAAATCTAAAGGATAAAATATCATGGATCTTGCGTTAATTTTTTCTGCTCAGAGCTGATGCAAACTTACGTTACTATAATTTACAAAAAAGTGCCAAATACAGGCTATACAAAGTTAGTGGGCGTTTACTCTACTAAAGAGCTCGCTGATGAAGCAGGACTAAAAGCTGTCGAGAAAAAAGGTGATAGCTTTTGGTATACAGTGACCAACAAACGACTTGACCATTACGAGGATTCTCTTGTATAATAACACTATGTTTACAAATGACACACACCGCATTGGCTTCGCATGTAAGTATATGCACTCTGATCAATCGCTTAAGAAGAAAGAGCTTGAAGAAATTCAGCGTCCTTTCAACACCAAGTCCACAACTGTTGCGTGGCTTAATCGGCAGACTCGTGAAGTAGCTGAACAACGTCTGTGGGACATCATGGTCCACAACATTCAAGCTTACTACAACTTGATTGAGTATGTAGGCAAGCGTGAGTCTGTGTATCGCATGGTACGGCTCGGCAGTGATTGCTTGCCGGTGTACACGCAACAAGACTGGTGTTACTACTGGCAGCAGCCTGATGTAGTTGCTTACTGTGAACGTGAGTTTGCTAAGGTAGGCGACCTTGCTCGCAAACTTGATGTGCGTTTGTCTATGCATCCGGGACAATTTACTGTGTTGGCTTCGACTACGCCTGACATCGTTGATCGTAGTGTCGAGGAGTTTGAGTATCACATCAACATGGCACGCTGGATGGGCTATGGCCAATCGTTCCAAGACTTCAAGTGTAACGTACACATCTCCGGTCGGCAAGGTCCCGAAGGTATTATTAAGGTACTGCCTCGATTGTCGCCCGAAGCTCGTAACTGTATTACTATTGAGAACGACGAAAACTCGTGGGGTCTTGATGCTTCGCTAGAGCTTGAGAAACATGTTGCGCTCGTCTTGGATATCCATCACCACTACATTCGTAGCGGCGGTGAATACATTCAAGCTGATGACGATCGTGTTAAGCGTGTGGTTAACAGCTGGCGTGGTGTGCGACCTGCTATTCACTACAGTGTAAGCCGTGAAGAATACATCGAGTCTATCGATCCTAACACACTTCCTGATCTACAACTGCTTATGGAGCAAGGCTACAAAAAGCAAAAGCTACGTGCGCACAGTGACTACTACAAGAACGTAGCATGCAATCAGTGGGCATTGAGCTTCTTAGAGCACGCAGATATCATGTGCGAGAGCAAGATGAAGAACCTTGCTGTTGAAGGCTTAGTTAGTCTTCTGTAGCTTCTGCTGCTTCGTCTTCAGCTTTCATAGCTTCGAGCAAGCACGTTTCGAATATCCAAATTGCCATTAGGTAGGACGGCATTGGTTTTGATGATGGATTGTCTATCATCCAGTATGTTTGATACTTGTACGCATCTAGCTCTGCGGCGATTGAACAATCGTAGCTAACATCGTTAATATACTGTAGGTAATGAACTAACTCGTGTACTACTACATCAATATGCTCGTTACTAGTCCAGTCAAAATCGTCGAGTAAAAAAATAGTGCCTTCGCCTTCACTTCGAAATATACCTTCGATGGGCACTAGGTCTTGTTGATTTTGTAGCCATTTGTCTAGTCCGTAAAAATAAGCACCTAGTTGATCTTGCGTAGCATAAACAACAGCAGGTAATGGCTCGTCGTTGTACTCAAACGTCGACGAGTCTTCAGCAAGCCATTCTATATGCTCAAGCATAATTCTTTCTTCGGTTTCTCTGTCTACTGCGCCTGCAACGCTGGCAACAAGTAATGACAAACTAGCAACAAAAATTTTAAACATACTATATATATCCAAATAAATACAATATCAAATAAAAAAGGATTCGAAATGAATAACCAATTACTACGACAGATGTACAGCGCTACGCCTAGCTCTGCTAGTAAAAACCCAAACAGAGTTATGGGCGGACTTCGGGCACACGGTCTTAACAGTCATACAGTTATCGCAGAAGACGGTAGCGAGCAGTCTGTTCCGTCGCAGCGCTACGTAGAAACACTAGAACAAAAAGTTACAGAGCTTAACGCAACTGTGTCTAACTTAGAAAAGCAAATACAAAAATTAAACCGTACGGTTAACAATCAACAGAATCAAATAAATACAGTAACGAGGAATTTAACACAATGACCATCTTGTCTTTAACAGACAACGCAAAGAAAAAAATCGATGAACTAAGCTCTAGCAATACAGCAGTGAGTCTTAGTATTAAAGGTGGCGGTTGTGCTGGTTTTGAGTATAAATGGGATGTGATTGACAATAATCAGATCGAAGCAGGTAGTGAAGTTGTTGAGGCTAATACTGGGAAACTAGTAGTAGATCCTACAAGCATTATGTTTTTAGTAGGAACTGAAATAGACTACGAAACTGTTGCGTTCGGTCAGATGTTTAAAATTATTAACCCTAACGCAAAAGCAGCGTGCGGATGCGGCACTAGTGTAGATTTCGACTTAGAAGCAATGAATTAATCGGAGACAAACATGTCAAGACAAGTAGTAGACATCGGTATTGAAGGCAACGACGGTACTGGCGATAGCATTAGAGAAAGTTTTCGTAAGAGTAACGAAAACTTCCAAGAGCTTTACGCAGTATTTGGATTAGGTGGCCAGATTAGCATCACTAATATGAATGATGTTCCTGATACTCTAGAAGCAAATAAGATTCTTATAGTTAACAACGCAGGTACTGCTGTTACGTTTTCGGAGTTTGCTTCAGATAATGCGCTAGACAGTAATGACGCAAATACTGTTCAAATCGACACACTGAGTATACCAGGTAAGGTTATTTTAACTACTACGTTCGGTCAGTTAGAAGACGATACTGTTGCTCCTACGCTAGGCAATCACCTTAACGCAAACGGCTTTGCTATAGGCGGAGCTGAAATAAGCGACGCTGCTGCTGATGCGCTCAACGCACTTCCTGGTAACAGCACTACTTATACTGCTGACGACTTAGTTGCTCCTAGAAAGCATCTCGACCAACGTTATGCTCCTAAAGATGTAGAACATAGAATTAGCACTACAGAACCAAGTGCTAGCGACCATGTGCTAACTGTTACTCAATACCAAAATAACAATGCGTACATCGCAGGTCACGGTATTACCAGCCAACAAAACGGCTTGCCATTTGTATTCGACGTTACATTTACAGCGCCTACTAACCTAGTAGACGGCACTACATACTATGTACGCTACGTTAACAACAACGAGCTTGCGTTGTTTGCTACAGAAGCAGACGCAAAGTCACTAAGCGCAACTGCGCTAAACAACAAGATTCTAATTGGTAACACCGCTGTTGCTAGCGAAGATTCTCACACACTTACTGATGCTGCTTATGACTCTAGCTTAGCTGGCAACTGGTTAAACAATCAAGCGATGCCACGTGATGCTGTAGTAAGACGTCAAGGCGACACTATGACTGGTGCGCTATATCTAAATGATCACCCAGGCGAACTTGCCGGTTCTGGCACTCCTAACAGCACAGCAGACTTACAAGCTGCTAGTAAGTTCTACGTTGACAACAAAGCTACATCAAGTAGCAGTGTAATCTATGTTAGTCCGCTAGGCGATGACCTACAGACCAACACACCTGCCGGTAAAGAAGGCTCTAGCTTGTCTTACGCATTTAAGACTCTAGGCGCCGCTGCTGAACATGCTAGTGAGCTTGTAAGCAACGCACAGGAAACAACTGGCCCATACGTACAAACACTAACGCACACTAACTTTACAGTTAACAGCACAGTGTCTTCAGCAAGCGTAGCAACTGCGCAAGCGCCAAACGCTGATGACAAAATCAAAGACAACAAAGAATACCTAGTTGAAGAACTTAAAAGCTTTGTTCAATTTGCGTACCCTAGCTACTCGTTCGACGAAAGACAGTTTGACCGAGACTACGGTGACTTAATTGAAAGCTTCCGCTTCGACCTTACCCGTGGCACAAACGCAAACACACTTACTAAGCGTTTTGCTCAAAAGTTCTACAGTGAAGTAAACAGCCGTGTTAACATCAAGCAGCACTTAACTGAAAACAATGCTGCTGTTGATAAGCTGTACGACATCATCAACGACAGCATTTTTGAAAACCGCGGCTTTCAGGAAAAGACAGTATCCGGCATTACAAAGAAAAGCAGCAACGTTGCTGCTGTTGTGACTACTACTACTGCTCATGGCCTAGTTGACGGTAACCTTGTTAAGTTTACCAACGTGGCGGGTATGACTGAAATTAACAATCAGTTTGCTTATGCGAAATCAGTAACTTCAACAACGTTTGAACTTTACACAGACAGCGCACTAACTACACTGTTTAACAACAGCGCATACACTGACTTTACTAACGACGGTAATGCTAGATCTGCGCTGCGCTATCAGCAGTACTACCAGCAAGACACAACTGGCGCTAATGTAAACAGCACAGAAACAACTGTAGCAACGTCCTTACAAACGCTAAAGGATCTTGTAAAGAACGTTTGGGAAAACGGAGCTGCTGTAGCACAGGAAATTGTACACGGTGAAAAATACAAGATTGTACTTGTAAACAGCGGTGGACAACTTGACCAAACTGATTCCGATAATGTTGACGCTTTGCCAAGTAAACTATTACGTGGTAAGACAAGCGGCGCTATTGGACAAATTACAAGC